GGCACTGCCACTATATGTTCCAAATTTCCCAGAAAATTGTGTAAGATTTGTTCTTTCTGGATCTCCATCGTTTCCGTTTTCTGCTATTATTCCTATTTGATTTTCCGATGGGTCGCCTCCTGATCGGACTCTCACAGTATAATTTCTAAACACCAAATGGTTGTAAGCAGAGTATTCTTGCGAATAAGCGTCCAGATAACCATAAGATTGAATTTCGGGACCGCCGGGAGCAGAAAAGCGAGAGGAAATAACAAACTTGCTATTGCTTCCGGTTATTCTTGGAATAACCACATCGAAAGTGGAGGTTATAGATCCTCCGGCTGCACCTTGTAAGCTGAGAAAGGAAGTACCAGTTTCACTTAAAGTTACATTATCATCAGTTCCATAGACACTAGATGTCAAGTGAAACACTGTGTGTTGTGCCAAGAATTGCACAGTTGGAACTAAAAAGTTGGTATTGCCGGTAATGGCTGAAATGATTCTATTGACAAATTGCGTGTTTGTTCCGGATGGGTCAATTCTAATGTTTCCGGGCGTAGAAGAGCCGTTATCGTCTATCTCAAGCGTAACAGATCCAATGGTCAAAGTATCTCCATCCGCAGCGGCAGAAGAAGCGGTAACAGAAAAGCTACCACTAGCATAAGTTCCTATGGTCAAATCATCAGGTTGCATATTGTTCTGATACGTTCCAAATACATTACCAGAAACAAAAGCGGCTTGGCCAACAAGTGTCATTGGGTTTGTTGTTTTAGGTAGCGAGTCTATTATGCTTTGTGGAAGATAATTTGTTTGTTCGCTATTTTTTACAAAATAAGAGTTGTTTTCGTGCCTACCAGTGGTAGACACAACCTCATATAATTCCTTATAGTTTCCATGATTCAAACTGGCCGTTGTTGTTTGGATGTTTGAAACATTTACTGGTCTCTTGATGCGGCCATCTCGATAATACACCGCAGACTTTTTATTGATGTCTGGGTATGTATTTGGACCCAGAGTTACACCGTATTGAGAATCAACAAGACCAAAGGCTCCATCGGATCCTCCACTGGATTCGACCATCAAGAGTCTCCAAGCTTCTGGTCGTGTGTAGAGATTCTGTATGTTATTTGGAGGGGCATTTCCAGTTTCATCATCCCGAAGTGATGTGTCAAACCGGTTTACGCTAACATGTCGCGATTGATGACCGCCAACCCAACTTTTTGCAAATGGCCCCTGTAGTGGAATATCGTTAGAAAAGTTCGTTGTATCAGAGTGAATGTTGGTAAAAATAGTATTCGGCTTGTAGCTTGAACTTACCAATGTATTATATCCAGTATTTACTGTACCGGAGATAATATTAAATGGTATCATGTGCTCACCCTTAAGGGCAAAATTATATGAAGCACTATCGTTTATAGGTGAGAAGGTGCCACTGGCGCCGCCAGAAGATTCTTTTCCAATGTATGCTGTGATGTTATATTTTTCTTTAAAATTTGGATCACTAACATCATCACACTCTTGAGGTAATTCTATGCCTTGGCCGGGACCTGCTCCAACTATTATTACATTGACTGGGATCCCTACGCCGTTTAAGCGACTATGTCTGTTGGTAGCACCATAGACATAATCACGATCCTTTTGCGCTGAGTAGTTGACACCAGCATGTATTGTCTTTTTGAGATTTTGAGAAATCGAATAAGGTTTGCTTAATTTTCTTACGGCATAAGTTGAGCCCTCATATGTCGTCAGATCGCTTTTGGCTAATTTTGGAGCTTTTGCATTGTTGTGGTTGTTCAATACTTGACGTATAGTTTCACGATCAACTATGTCTGTTCTTTCTTTTCTATCTTTTTGCCAAACGCAGTTTTCATTTTCATTCGATCCCAAAGGAGCGTGACCGGTTTTCCATTTGTACTTTTGATAGGTTACGCCCTTCAGAGGAGACTCTGTTGATGTTATATCTTGAACCAAAGGAAATTTATTTTGATATTTGTTTCTCTCAAGAATGTGACTCTCGACAATATCATCTATGTTCTTGGAATGTCTGACATTGATTGGGAAAAGCTGTTGAGCAAACTTGGAGATAGCGGAATCAATCCATTTAAAGTATTCTGTGTATTTATCAAGGTCCGGATCTGCCTCGACATCTTCAAAAAACAATTGAGCCAAATGCTTTAGATCTTTATAATCTACCCTGTATCTATCTACCGGTTTGCCTATAAGATTGGACATCTCCTTGATTGATGAAAATACCTTGATCATTTCCTCGGAAATTGCTGCGTACATGCTTTTCTCTAGAGACATAAAATTGTCGGACACATCTTCATCTTTTATAAAATATTCCTCTTTTTCTCCCTTTATAGTGACACCGCCTGAAGTATAAGAGATCTCAGGGAGCTCCTTTGAGTTGGTAAACACAAACTCATTTGAAATAAACGATGTGTTGTTTGCTGCGAAACCATAACCCAAGCCGGCATGATACCGTCTCGTTATGTTGTCAACCCAGCCGTATCTTGTATCCACAGAGCCGCTTGTAACGTCATCGATATCAAAAAGACCAGAACCATCAGTTGTTGTGATGTTGTCAAAGTTCCAATCGAGTGCAAACAAATCATAAGTGGGAACCTCTACGTTTGTCAAGTCTTTTGCAAACATTGTTGACGGACGTGTTGTATTGTAGTTTCCTCTATTTTTAATGTCTAAGTTGTGTTGGTTTATTATGGAATCGTCCAAGTGGTCCAGCCAAAACCCAAATCGACCAATTTTTAAATCTGTTTGTTGTAATACAGAACCTGTGAAGTCGGTCCTGTGTGCGCCCAAATAGAACCTTTTTGGGTTTGACATGTATGAAGAGCCAGAGGCATAGTTCATGCTGGAGGTTAATAGAAAATAATTATCGATTGAATTAAAAGCATGAGATACGCCGTAAAACTCTAGAGTATAGTTACTATTCGACGATGTCACAACATTTCCACCAAAAGGATAGTTGTCGGGCTTGATTCTTACAGCAACGTTCCAATTTTGATTATTATAGATCTCATTGTAATAGTCCGACTCTAAGTTGATCGTCCCATCTTGATTTTTCAATACAAATTTAGCTGTGTTGGATTCTACTTCATCTCTAACCAAGTAGACTTGAAAGTTGGCCAAATCATCAGAGGCCCAAGTATATTGGTTTGATGAAGTTATTGCTTGGTGCATTCCAAATATTGAACTTGAAAGAAAGCTGGTGCTAAAGTGACCTTCATTATAGATTGTTTTCTTTTTTGGAACTATGATGTTAACTTCTGCTGTTAATGCCGAATAACGCTCAAGTTTTTCATCAGAACTTCCGGAGAGGTAGGTTACCCCATTGTTGACCGAAGAAGTTTGAAAAATTGTAGCATTCAACAAAGTTTGTTGGTTAAAATTGATGTATTTCTTCGGTTCAGAAGACTGGGCGTATTTGTCATTGAAATAATGGGTCCCACTATCAGTATACAAGTTTAACTTTACGACCTTGTCATCAATCCCAAAACACCTCAAAAGATTCCGAATGGAATTCTCTGTTCCTTTAGATTTATAAATACTCTCAAGGTTATTGTAAATGTTTGTATAAATAAGGTTCTTTGTTTTTTGCAAACTTTGCTCAAATTGAACTTGGTTATCGTCACGATCTCCGAAAGACTCAATAACTGTGGAATTGACAAAAAGGTTTGGCACGACCATACCTTTATCTTCTAGAAGACTGTGGGCAAAGGGCAGGGGTTTATAACTAGAGCTGGGATATGTTTTACTCTTAAGGTGAGGTAGTGCTGTAATTTGGGCATGTAGAGTGTCAAAATAACTTGAAACAATTTGCAACAACTTCTTTGTAACATCATCTTCATCTTCTTCCCTGATCCACTGTGGTATAGTATTGTACAGCATTGCTGTGTTTTTTCTATCGTACTCACTACCTGATGTTTCCATTTCTGTTATAAGTGACGATACATCCGGATGAGCTTTATAGATTATAGGATCTTTCGGTTCCGAAGAGACCAAGCCAGACTCTACAAATGCACTGTTGGTGCTTCGTGCACCAGAAGAATACCCTGTCCATTGTCCATTTGAGATGCGACCAGAATAGTCCAGAACCTTAGAATCAGTGGAATCGTTACCGACAACGCCTTCATTAAATTTATAATAAATGCCCAAATCTATGTTGGCATCATCCGTATTGGTTCCTCCCCCAACAGAGGTATACCAATTGTCATAGATTTCTTCTGAAGATCTGCGGGCCTTCCAGAATCTAAAGTCGTCCAAACTAGCACTAAGTTTTCCGGAATATTTCGCAGCAGATGAGCCAGAAGGAGAGGTGATTAGTGACCCTATGTGTCCGTTTATTAGACCACCAATGTTATCGACACCGGTGGATCCTAAAGTTTTCTTTTCATTTAGATCTCCATCCACATAGATTCTACCAGTAACGCCAGCAGATGCTGATTTGAAACTAAGTGCATAATGGTGCCATGATGAAAGCGACCCAGTGGTTATTGTTGATGTGCCTATAGTCTGCTCGTAGAAGCCGTTTGTGCCAGATTGCATTGTGGCGATGAAAGTTTGAGAACCGTCGGCCTGTGCGGAGGAGGTGAGGGCAAGCGTAAAACGACCATAATCAGAAGAGGAGGAGGCGTTGCCATTCCACAGGTCCAAAACCACTTCCTTTTCTGTTTTTGATACATCAAAGGAATCTTTTTTAAGCCAAAATTCTACCGTTACACCATTAGCAGGATTAACAACAAAAGGCGTTGTTCTGTTTTTACCGGAGTCGTAGATCACAGATTTGTTAAATACTTTATATAAAGGTGTCCCAATCATACCATTAGAAGCAGTGTGTATGCCTCCGGCTGTATAAATGTATTCATAGTCTGCGGTGGAATTTGGAATCCCGTAACCATCCGTAACGGATGCAGCCGTACCCCAGCCAGCATAAGAAAATTTAATATATCCATTGGTTTTTGGATATTTATTGTCAAAAATCCAGTTATCCAGATAGGAAGAAGAGATCTCAAACGACACCTTTTCTTTCTTGGATCCATCATATGGAAATTCATCATAAATTCTTTTTATTGAATTAGAATAATATTCCTTCGCAGAGCCGTATTTTGCAAAATTGGATGCAGAAGAGAAGTCGACATAGGGGACAAAAATGTCCTCTTTATCAAGTTTTTTTAAGATAAAATCTTTAGATTCTACTTTTTTACTTCCGGATGTTGCATTTTTTATGGATGCTGGTTTAGTAAATAAATTTTTAATACTCATCTTTCTCTACTCTGATTTTGAACAAATATGGTTGCTCTCGATATGAAGACACACTGTCTTCGTAAAAAGAATATTTTATTCCGTAAGTATATCCAGCCTCCAACATGTTTAAATCTAAATCAAAATAATTTCCAGAAACATCGTAAGATAGCATAGTTGCTGAGTTTGACCCTGTGTTGTAGGGTATAACAATTTTATCATCAACTATCCTTGTTATTTGATATGAAGCACTCTCAATCATTAAGTTTTCTGGTGTATTGTTGGCAACGGTATAGATGTTTGGACTCCAGTCTTTCTCTCTTACATATAAACGAAATCTTTCCGTTTGTCCTCTTGTGTAATATTTTTTCAAGTTTGGCATTGCGACGACGTATTTTCCGTTTGGATTGAAATCTGACATGTTGAAAGATTTTGGATCCATCGCAGAGCCTGTGTGGACCTCGGTGCCGGAAAACGACCAAACATCTACAAGATATGGATATGTTGAGGTTATAACGCTACTTGTGACAGAAAATGCTGCCTTATAGATACCAGTAGATACGCGTGAAGCAGATAAGAAACTAACTGCTGTGTTGGATGAATTTCTAAAATTTTGCGTGGTACCTTCTGGGACTGAGCCGGATGATTGATACAGCTTTAAAACAGGCACATTTGATTGGTTCCCTGCTATGTCTCTCAATCTTCCTCTGATGTAATTGTACATGTATAGTGTATTTAGGTTGTCGGCAGCAGGTGCTAAGGAACTGCTGAAATAAAGATTTGCCCTATTATCTCTTCTAGAAGAATCCCATCGTGCCTCTAAGACCGGTCTCTCAAAGAAATACTCACTCGAGCGAGCAAAGAACTTCTTTGTGTAATATGAAATAACAGCGCCGTCTGGATTCACAGAAGAAGAAGCTTCGTACGAAGAGGACAGGCGAATTCCAAATCCATGGTTGTCTTTTCCACCGGACCCTGTGAGCCACTGTTCAACTAAAGAGGTGACATCTAACTCCAAATCTTCAGTCCCAATTGAAAAATTAGCAGTAAAGGATGAGCTTGAATCAGTATAATAGTCCCCACCCGCCGTTGTCCAACTGGTCGATCCTGTTCTGCGAATCCAGTTGGATCCAATTTTATCATACGTTAAGTCAGAATATTCCTCCATGTCTAGGCCAACACCTTCTTCCCATGCCCCAGAAACTGCCTGTATTGATATGGAGAAATCGCGGGGCAACGTTTTACCATGTTCTGCGTTGTAAAGTTTCAGATAAAACGATACACTTCCGGAAGCGGGAATTACACCATCACTTCTATCCGTTGACACATCAGATGTTGGGAATTTTATCAAAACCCGAGACAACTCTGTACTGGTGGTACTTTGTTGGGCATAAATTGAAAACACCTCCAATATATCTGCTTGTCCCATGTTGGAACCAGTACCTCTGGTGCTTAAATCCGCCTCAAAGGCATTTGTTATAGTGTTATCTGCGTCTGCGTGGTATCTTTTTATTGCCATTATTTTGCCATTCCCTTAATGTCTAGATTCGGATACTTTAATTCCATAATACTGTTTTTTGGTGTCTTGATGAAAGTCCCGTCTTTCGATAAGATCTTATCGAAATTCAAGGATATGTTTGAGTAGTTTCCACCGGCTTTATTGTGGATCTTCACTTTTCTTGTGTCATCAACACCTTCGACCCTATTAAGCCTATCATAAATTTTTGTAATATAAATTGGCTCCCCAATGTAAAAAGTCTCTGAAAAATAAGTCTTTAATTCTTCGACACATTGAAAGACCACTGAGTCGCTGGAGTATCTTTGGTCAACAACAACCGAAAAATCCACAGAAAAATTTATAATCTTTGGATCAATTATCTCTATTTTATCATTCAAAGCTTTAAACTGATTAAGCCAGTTCTTCACATTATTTTTAACTGTGTCGTTCGCAGCTGCGAGAAAACCATTGCTATCTTGAGAGGTCAAATACAGAGACAAGATTCTGTTTGTAGAAGAGGGGTCATTAATGATGTTTGCTCTCTTAACAGCGCCGAATTTTGCCGGCATATTGTATACAAGAGACTCGTAATCCTCTTTTGTAACCGCGCGGTTTTGAGTTGCATAATGAGCCTTTGCTCTTTGTTTTATTTCTTCAACAGTAAGTTCGCTACCGGCAGAAGTAATGGGTTCTTCATTATTGACTTCTAACGAGCCCTCTACGGCTGATCGATTCGCACTGGTTATTTGGGAGACATCCGGAAACACAAAGGACTTTCCAACGACGGAATTTATTTGATTTGCTGGTACATTTGTTGCGGATGGAGAGTTTGATCTATAAACCACCTTCAATGTTGTATTGTACGGAGAGACTCCGAGACGATCTGTTGACATCAACTTTGAGGGGTCAAAACTGGTTGAAGAAACATAATTCTTTCCATGCATCTTTAGAGCAACAGCGGAGGGGTCAACCACATCATTAGCGGTTGTATCCTCTGATCCGAAACCGAACTGTAAATAGGTTCCGGTGTCATCTTGTTCTAATACAAATCTTCTGGTTGTTGAGAATGGTTTTAAAATTGATCTAACGCCATCGACAGATGCTTGTTTGTTGGTTGTCTCCACAAACACGACCTCTTGAGATAGATTGTCGACCTGATAATATCTTCGTCCATCCGAGTCGATAACATCAATGATCTCACTAGCATTAGAATCTGCTATTTTTATTCTTCGAAACTTTTCAAAAACAGAATTTGTCAAGTCAATTGTTGTCTGGAACAGGGTACCGGATTGGACTTGTCCGTATGCTCGAACGGCAAAGAAGGTTGTTGCTCCTGTGGTGGAGTCAAAACGAGCTGCAACCATGTCAGCATTTGCACTAGAGAAGTCAACATCTTCTGTTAAAATAAAATTGCCACCTTCAGATGTTGAAAAAGCAGCACCAGCTTTCAAAATGGGTATGTAATCCTCATCAGGCGCTGTTCCGTCAGAATTAGCCGGTACCAAAACAAACAGCGATACTAAGCCGAAAGAAGATGGTGTGCCGGCAAAATTATATCCCAATGCAGAAGCATGTTTTCTGACATTGTCGTATTCTAGGCTTGTATTTAAAAAACTTTCATTAACATTGTAGTCTAAATAATAAGATAGTGTGTCTCCAATGTATGCTACAGTATCTAAAACCATAGAACCAAAAGATGCATCTGTAAAATCTCTATAGTTATCGGAATAGTATCTCCTCGCATGATCTACGAGATCTTCTTTTATTGTATCAAATTCTCTACTGGTGTACTTTATAATTACATTTTTTTTCTTAGGCATTAAGTGTCCTCTCAACTATCTTAAATAGTTTTCTGGAGTTTTTTATTTATATCATATTATCTATGGTTTGCTCAAATGTCGCCACTGCTCCGGTAGCATCTATAGAATATGTGATCTTAATGCTCAAAGATGCATCACCTGTGTCGATTTTTAGATCCATTAGTGTTATGTATGAAGCAAATTGTCTTATTTGATTGGTTATAATGCTTCTCAAATTAGAGATCGTTTGTCCCGTTGGAATTTCAAACAAAAAGTCCTGAATACCGGCGCCGAAATCATCCATAAATATTCTCTCTCCTTTTCTAGTTAACAGAATCATTTTTAAATTCTGATTGATGACTGACTCTAAGTCATCACTGTAAAGATATTCATATTCTCCATCTGCTGTGGGAATCAACGGAATTCTTGGGGTAATTTTATTTTTCATACGCTTCTCCTCTCTCCTCTATATAAAGAGTTTCATGAAATCATTTTGACACGGATTCCCTTCTTCATCAAATGGATTTGTCTTTTTGATTCTTCGTCGTACATCCAAAGAAAATTGCCCCACATCAAAAATGTTTATCTCCATCTCTCTTAGCTTTCTCCATGAATCCTTAAATGGATTTTCATACTTTGGCATTTCCCACGATGGATCCCTATCGTCATTTCTATAATAGGAGATGAATAATTTCCATGCTTCTTTTTTAGTGTCGTTAAAGATCTTGCCCCGATTGTCTGCGGCGTTTGGTATATCATCCTCTGGCTCATCTCTCTCAGAGGGGTCCATTCCCAAAGAATACAGTAAATTCTCATAAGAATAAATTGCTAAAACTGTTGGAAGCTTACGTAGATCAATTACATTGTTCATTAGGTGTTTGAAATCTTCTGTTTCTGTGAGATTATCAATATAACATTTTAGATCTTGATTTAGATTGCCATCAGCATTAAAATATTCAGAGATGTTGGTATCCAGCACATCTTGCTCAAAGGATGCCACAGGGAAAGAAAATCTTGATGAAGACAAGGTTTCCCCATTAATTGTTGCTTCTTTTAAAATAAAAGTTCTTGTTTCTGTGGAAGGTCCTTGGAGGATAGCCCCAGCAAAGGGTCCTCCGAAACTATCTGGTGGTATGTAGCACAATCGTACACCAAATTTTATCCCTATGGATCCAGTGTAAGATTCCCCTTCGACCTGAGCGTCTCCAAAATATTCAGAAAGGGGCTTATCATTGTTTAAGACTGGTTCGAGTGAGTTTAAAAACTCTCTTAATTCTTGTATGCTTGTTGTTCCTCTAATGTTCTCGGGCAATTCAATACCATCTTCCTTCTCAGTTACAATAGCATATTTTTCAAGATAGAATGTGCCATTCTCTTTTATGGATTCTAACTTTTCTGGATCGATAGTTATGTTATTAAGTGGGTGCTCCATGTCGAACTTGGCACAATCATTTATGTTGCCATATTCAATCGCAGATTGGCCACCACCAATTGGTATCTCAACATCATAGAGACCGGATTTGATTTGATCTCCGAGCAACGCCCCAGAGGCTCCTATAAAAAATCTATTGACATCGTAGATGTAAGGTCTCGGGTTTAAATTTTTAGTCAATTTCTCTGTATATTTACTCATTTCGTGTAAGATCAAGTAGTTCAATAGAACCTTGCAGTCTTCAACAACAGAGTGTATTGAGGCTAATTTACTAGCAAATCTGGCATTTGTAACACTCATAGAATTCCAGTTAATTGGTCTATCTCCAAAAACATCAGACCAATTTGGTCCGGAAGCGGCAAAACCGACACCTTGTGTGATTCTGTTCTTCATAGTCTCCAAGTCTTCCAAGTATCTCTCCCATTCCTCTTCAGTCATAAGGTTCTTAATGGAGTCCCACCTTCCGGAAGAACCAGCAGCTACAGCCGACAAGCCTAGAGTTTCCAGTTGCTCTTTGTCTCTTACATGGACGTATTGTTGTTGTGCTGTATTACAACTTTGAAGGGCGGATAAAACTTCATCATTCTCTTTGATTTCTCCATTGTCTGTCTTTCTCTTGACTGTTTGAGCGACTTGTTCTAAAAATAACAGGACATATGCATACCTATCGTAATTTGAAGGAAAGAAACTAGTCTGGTTCTCCATCTCCGAAACCATCATGTTAGCTATGTAGCTTGTGAGGGCAGTGCCATAGTTCTCTGATCTCAACGAGATATTAGAATAGATCGGAAAAGATCTAATGAGGAAGTCAGAAAGAAAAGTTCTTATTGTGGCTTGAACAATACCTTGAAGCATAGCCAAAGTTTCAGAGTTGGCTACCCTATCAAACGGCAATTCCTTGAGGCAATCAGGTGGTGACGAAATTCCCTCGTGGCTTTTGATTTTGTTTTTATAGCTGTCAACTTCTGTCACTAATTTATCGATCATCAAGAAATCTTCTTGTTCTTGGCACCCATCTGGATTTGGAGAAACAATGTCTGTGAAGTTCATCCATCCGCTGTATTCTGCCGGATCGATCCAAATAAATGGCTTCACATAAGAGCCTCCATGAACAGCGGGATCTAAAAAGTGAACTCTAGGATTGTTTGTTAAACTTCTGCCGAGTACTTTGTCTATTTCTTGATAAGTATATTCGGTCGCTCCTGTTTCTGGGTCGACATAGGTTAGATCTCCCGCCTCCTCAGAGGGCATCTCGGTATTCATGCCAAACTTAAATCCTTGAGAATAATTTCCGGAACCATCGGAAACCATTTTGGAAGTCATTTCTCCAAAATAAATCTTATTCATCCCAATAAAACAATCGAATATGTCATCAGAAGAAAAAGAAACATCATTGAACTGGTTCCATCTTTTTTCAAACATTTTTTTCAATGAAGAAGCTTTATAGGGAAACTCATCACTAAACTCATCCAATATTGGAGTATATTCTTCGGGTGCTTGGTTGGTGGTGGATCCACGATACTCCAGTCCCATGACCTCATATCCAAAACCCAGACGAGCGGTATTATCTAATAATCTGATCGTGCTGGTGTATTTTTCATTACCCTCTAATCCATTTGCATAAGGAAAGGACTTGCTAAATACAGAAAAGCTGTAGCTATCATCAACCTCAAGTATTTGTTTATACATTTGAACACCGACAGTTTCCGGAGTCACGCCCTCTCCCAAGATTAACTTAAAGAACCAATTTTTATTAATGATGTTATAAAGATTGAAAATTCTGTTTTTTCTATCTGATAGAATGATTGATAAAAGTCCGGTTGTATCTCCAGCCTCGAACAGATTCCAACTTATTGTATCGTCGATAAACGATTTTTGCAATTTTTTGAAAGCCCCATCGGTGGCTAATGACATTTGCTTTTCAATATTCTTTGGTAAATCTGGGATGACCGACTTGTTTACTTTACAATCGGGATCTTTGGACCCTAAAGCGTCCGATAGGGCGTCATCTAAGCCGGTACCGTTGAGCAACATCTCCGCAGCATCTCCTAAATCGGAGAGTGCTTTTTCGTTTTGCTTGTTGACAAATTCTTGTCCCAAACTTGGATCGTTAAATGCACCCCTTCTTTGTTGATCCCACAAATCCTTCTCTTCTTTGGTCAAACAGATAGAGCTATCCACCGGAAACTCATCTGTCTCCGCTGCTGCTTGGGCTTGGAGGTTAGCCAGTTGTGATGGGGCCAAAAGATTGCCCATTTGCGTGAAAAAATTACAAACAGATTGTTCATCTGAAAAAGTGTCTGTAAATTCTGGTACAGATGATTTTATTAAAACCGACATGTTTGCGCAAAATCCGGGACGTGGATTCCCAAGCATCGCATCTTTTATTTCCCCTGTGGTTGCTGAAACCGAGAGGGCATTTGCCAAGTCTCTATAGGCTCTATCAGAACCATTGGCAGGAGATGCACCAGCGTTTGATAATATTGCTTTTTGCGCTTCGTTGTCATTAGCTGCGTCTGGGCAGAACAGTTCTCCGACAACACCTGCGAATCCATCGTCTATTGCGGCTTGACCTATTGTTGCAATTGATTTGCAAATATCTCCTTGCAGCATTTGACCCAATTTCATTATCATGGCCATGATTAGTTTCTTGATCAATTCTTTGAGAGAAGTATATAGTGCTTCTCCGACCAATTCTAACCAGTTAAAGTTGGTTGGAAACTTTAACCCTTGAAAGGACGGAAGAGCAAATTTTGGGCCACCACCACGACAAGGGTCCAATGTTAGTGTGTTGAGGAAGCTATCAATCGGAGGATAAATCAGAGGTGTATTTTCACAACGTACGTTAGAAACAAACAAAGACAACAGTCCAATTCCGGGAACAGACTCAATAGCCGCCTGTAGTTCACGTATTGTGGCAGTATTCATGATTGCATCGATGTATGCTTGTGTTATCGCTTTTTGAACATTTCCGGCTGCTTTTCCCAGAGTCCCTTGTTGAATTTCATCTCCGGGCTTTAATTTGTATAACACAGTTCTTGCCTTTTGATCTTCTATAATCTTTTGTTTTTCTTCTTCTGTTTTGGATTCCCAATCCTTATATTCCTCAAGATCCTCTGCTGTTTGATCGCTTGGAGATTTCTTTTTTTCCAATTCCTCTATTTCTTTTAGTATTTTTTGTATTTCTGTGTCAATTATAAGCTTATATTGGTCGAGACTAGTCGTTGTTAAAGTGTTTTGTTGTAATTGGAATTGTTGTATTTCTTCTTCAAGAGTCTGGATTTCTGTCTCTTTAAAGGCGATTTTTACATTTGAATCATTGATTATTTGATTAGCAGTTTGTTTGTTCTGTAGGGCTCTATTATAGTCTTCGTTCGATGCCCACAAAAAAGAGGGAAAGTTTTCTTGCACAAACGCAATAGTGCTTTCTGCTGCCTGTAGAGATGTGGTCGCTACAGATAAATCTAACTTAAGAGAGTCAATTTCTAAAGAAACAACGTCAATCTCTTGCCTTTTAAGAATTTTTTGGTTTTCTAAATCTTCTGCTTGTTGAATTATTCGTTCATTAAATTGTTCCTCAAGCTGCGGATCTCTCAGTTCTTGTATCCTTGCTTCTAAGATCTTAATTTGTTGATCAATTGATGCACTTTCTTCTGATGCTTTCTTTTGTTGTTTTGACTTTCCTTCCGATGCTTCGGTTGCCGTTCTCGTCAAAGCATCTTCAGCATTTCCACCTTCCCAGCCGGGCTCCCATGGAAATGGCATGTCTCCAAATTGTTTTTTAACTTCTTCTCTAATTTGCTGTTGTTTGTTTGCCGGAAGGGCGCCGATAAACACCTCTAAAGATTGTTCTCCAATGGTTGAAAGCATTTTCTTAATCAAAGTATAATATGCCTCATCCAAGCTCAATCCAGCCATAATGCACTTCATGGCATCAATCGTCAATTTTTGTATACTGCAGCCACTCAAGATAGAAGTGATCTCAGACAATGAGGAGATACTTGTCGATCCGGCAGATATATTGATTAATTTGTCTTTTGTTGTATCGCTAGAAGGATTCTCATTTCTTTTCTTCTCAAAGTTTTGTATCAACTTGTCAAACTCCGGAGTATAGATGGGCCTACTTCCATTTCCTCCTTCATATTTTGGATTTCCATTTTTATCCAATTGAAACACCGATTGTCTGATCGGATCCTCTATTAAGTCCACAAATGGCTTACGCGCTTCATTTTTTTTCTCTAAAGTTTTGCACTTGTTTTTGTTTAACTGATAGGCTACTGCTTCCATATAATCCAAGGCTTGATCAAAAATGAAATCGTCAATTTTATTGAGATCCAACAGGGGACAATTATCCTCATATTGATTTGAGGATCCATAGTTCACAGTCAATTGGGGAAATGTATATTTAACCATAAAGTCAAGCCATGGGGGCGTCGTGTTGGCTTTTAGTTCATTGCCTATTTGATTCATCGAGGCAACATAACCAAGCATTGTTTGATCTGCTTGGGTATATTCAATAAAAGAATCAAGACCGTTTGAGCACTCCACATAGGGACAATCTTTAAATCTCGCTCTCACAGTTTTCACAGTGAAAGGTTTTTTCTCGTCTAATTTATCAAATGTTATCTCAATATCAAAAGGAGTCTTCTTGGGGCGCGAACCAAAAATACTTTCCTTTAGTTCAAAACCATTCGCCTCTAGTAAGTTTTCCAGCTTACTTCGAAACTTATCGATGCGAGAGTCTGCGTAGAACTTTATATAGAACTTGTTTCCACTCTCTTGAAACGCTAAAAACCCGTGCTCAGTTTGATGAAAGTAGGCTTGGTACCCTGTGAATGTTTTCATTGCAGATTTAAACAGCTTAAGATCTTTTAAAAACGGTTGAGTCTCGAGAACCACCTTGTCTTGCGTTGTACGAACGGATCCCAGATCAGGAGCATTGGGGACCGCATCGAAAATGTATGCCGGTATTGCGACCAATACTGTTAGGAACTTAGAGTTGCCAATATAGTCATAATCTTTAACTCTGCCATATAATTCCAAAGCGTTTAAGTTTTTAATTTCCGGAAAGGTTTGAGAAATTGCTCGATTAACCCTGACTGTTTCAAAGCTATTATATTCTCTGATCTCGATAAACTCTTCATAATCCAAGCCAAAAATTCCCGAACATGGCTCAATAGTTCTGTCTAAACCGGTAGTAACTTGACCAATGGCTGCTCCTATTGCTCCACCGACCAAAGCTCCAACGCCACCTCCAAGAGCACCAATCGCTCCACCAGTCAATGCTGCTTGAGAAATAGCCTCATTCTCCGCTGCTAATCTTTCATCCAGTGGCTGTGCAGATGCGCAAACAATCTCATCTGTCTCAAGTTTATTATAGAATCTTAAAAGCTTTCGAATTGCTGGGCGGACATAGGACTTGAGTAGGGTGTTGAAGGGTATGTTGATTAAAACTTCGCCATTTTCATAAAACTTTACACCTTCTTCTTCAATTGATACTTGTTCCGGAACTATTCCACGTTCTGTTGCTGTGAGTGTGTTTAGTTTCTCCGTATAGAAATTTCCAAATGAATTAAGAGAGACTGGTATCATGTATTCGCAAGTTTTTTCATTTAAAAAAGGAGTCGGATCTCTTCTCCAGTCTGGTATAAAGAAATTAGGATTGGGGATACAGGTTGGGCAAATTTTA